TCTAACAGTTCGTTCACTGCTTCTTTCCCTAACTTATCAATATCTTTCCCGAGTTGATCAGATAACCACTGTTTTAACTGGGCAACACTGTTCGGATTATCGATTCCAGAAACACGCCGGATATCATCTCCAAGCTTTAATGCTGCCTGATCACTTAATTCCAACGCCCCATTGATCAGTGCAAGGTCCACCTGAGTCCCCTGTTGATTAATAGTCTGGTCATAATGCCAGTTAGTCCATTCCTGCGTTGGAACCGGATAATCCTTTAGATGATCCTCGATCGCACGTTCCACTTCCACATCTTGTTTGCAGTATTCTTTAAACAGGTTCCATTTCTCTATATCATGTTCAGGAAAGTTTCTTGTGCGTCCGCCGTTTCTCTTTGTAGGCTTGCATGGTACACAAAAATAACGGATCAGTGCTTTTCCAACTGCCATCTTTTGCTTCTCCTGTGGAAATCCCATTGCTTTCCCAACTCCTGCAAGGGATGCCGGATACCCACAGTAAAGAGAATGGATCATCGTACACTGCCACTGATCCGGCCAGATCTCATAGAACTGACTTAGCGCATTGATCTCAAAGTTTGCGTTATGAGCCATCTTGATCGTTGCCGGTGCTTTCAGATCATTGATCACGTTTTCTGGAAGTTTCTCCCCCTGTGCAAGATCTATGATCTCAACAGGTCCGTCATCGTAAGCGTAAGCAAACAGCAGAATCTGAAAGTCCGGAGACTGCACGTACTTGTACAGCCCGGACTTTGCAATGTCTACACTACTATAAGTCTCGATATCGATATGCAGGATGTTCTTGCGCGGGATCATAATCCCATAACTCCGCTGCCATTGATCGGAGCCCCCGTGATCGGATTAATACCAGTGACAGGATTCACACTCTGCTGTGTAGCTGCAGCCTGTGTGTTCATCTGCGGAACTGCTGCAGTCCGGACATTTGCCTGTGGCATTGGTCCAAAGTCTTCTGCTGCTGTTGTTCTTCCTGTTAATGGATCTCCTTCTCTTGTTTTCTGGACGTTATTCAGCCCGCATCCAACACCTCTGTTTCCATTTGTGTTATAAGGGAAGAAATTTAATGAAACTCTTCCATAGCATCCGGCATATACTTCTGCTGGATTTAAGATTGCCTGACAGTTTGCATCGACAACTTCTGGGCGCTGTTTACTGGATGCAGTCATAACCATATGTCCTTTACACTCTTCTCCAAATGGCTCTCCGTTCGGTCTTGTTCCATCTCCATCATGCATCGGATTCTTCAGCATTGCTGGCATCTGTCCGTTGAATTTTGTAGAGACACCTTCCTGTGCTGCAGCCTGCATTGCTGTTTGGATCGCATTGATCGTTGCTGTGTCTGTCTTAGGGATCAGGATCGTCACAGAATATTTTTCTTCCTGTCCAGGATTGTTTGCATGTGGCTGAAATACGTGTGGAAATGAAAATCTTACTTCACCTGTTGTTACTTTTGTATTACTCATAATTTTTTACTCCTTTTATTTAAAATCTTCTGCTGCTGTTGTTTTCGGGTTATAGACCGGACGTTTATCGGATTCCGGTGCAAGTGTCGGCTTTCCATTCGGCTTCTGGATGAACTCTCCACAGATCGTCTGGAAGTCTTTCTTTCCGACCATCTTCTCCAAATCTGTTAGGGTAAGCTGGGCTCTTTCATACAGAGTTTCTTTTGGGAAACCATTCTGTTCCAGGACATCCGCCATCTTCTCGTAATCTGTGATCATACGATTGCTTCTGCCTTCAACGATCTTCCATCCAGGAATCTCTCCGCCATCGATCAGTTTTGTCTGTGCATAGGACTTTAATTTTTTATGCCATGCAACTAATTGCTCTGCTTTTACAAGGGCTTCTCCAACCTCTTCGTCTGAAAGCTTCGGTGGAAGTTTTGTTTCATAACTTTCCAGAAGCTCCAGATTGTCATAAGCTCTCTGTCTGCAATTTAAGACTTTGCAGAATCTGCAGTGTTCTCCGGAACGAAACTCTCCTTCTCCTTTGTAAGCTAATTCAGCTTTCGGTTTGACTACGACATTGCCCCATGTTGTCAGCTCTCTTTTATTCGTTTGTGGAAAAGTTATTGAGCCTTGGCTGTACGATATGAAAAAAAATGTCCTCGATCGGATACAAAAATCCGTAAGCCTTTAATGCTCCTAGTGCATATAGTCCCATCTGAGGGTTTCCACCTGCATTTACAGGAACACCTTTTCCGTATTTAAAGTCGATGACATGCATAACTGACCCACAGATCAAGATGCAGTCTGCAGTACCGAATCCATCTGGCACGTACTCATCAAACTCAACCATTTTTTCCACTGCCATGTATGGTTTCTCTGGAAGACTGTTACTGAGTGTTTCCACATAATCAACGTACTGATCTGTGAATCCCTGCATCTCTTCCTGATACAGTTCATTCTTTTTGATCTTGTTCATTCTTCTGGTATAAGTTCCAGTCTTTAAAGAATCAGCTGTCAGCTTTAACTCACAGATCTCATGTGCCAAAGTTCCTTCTTTGGTATAAGAACTCTCTGTATCTGGAAGCTCATCACACAGCTTTGCGGAAGGCGTACAGTGGATCCACTGCACCGCTCCGCTTGCTGATAACAAAGCATGTTTTCTTTTCTTGGCCATCTTAGATCACCGCCCCAATCGCTTTGATCGCAGATGCAAACTCCCCATACTTCTCCTGTGGCAGATCCATCAGAGTCTGTGCACCTAAAGACGCTAGCGTATTTTGGACATCCTGCATCTTTCCGGCATCGATCAGACCTGTCGCTGCGACTGCTAACTGTTCCATCGAATATGTAGGGGCTGCTGTAGCTGTTGGCACTGGACTAACTGTAGGTGCCACAGGTGCCGTTTGTGCGGTCTGTGTTGTTGGTACTGGCTGTACATTCTGTACATTCTGTACTGGTGGTGTGCTCGGTACAGTTGTAGTTGTTTGTGCGGCTGTTTCCGCTGGTGCGACTGTCTGCTGCACTACGGGTGTTACCTTTGTTGCATCTACCTGTGTTTCCTCTTTGCAGTTTCCTGCGGTCTTTGCCAGTGCAAAGATAGCATTTGCCAGATTGTCAAGCCCTGTTACGTTTACTGTAATCTCCATTGTTATGTCCTCCTAATTCTTCTTTGTTTAATAGATACCCGATCCCTAAGATCTGAAAGATCAGGTTTGTATCAAGATCCTGTCCAGCTTTATGCAGCCGGACAAGAGTTTCAACTCTCTCATAAGATGCTGCTAATTCGTCGTAAACTTCACGACTGATCAGCAATCTATCTTCCTTCATCGTTTATATCCTTTCTACTTGTTTCTTAAACCCACACTCTGTCGTCATTCGCCACTGTACTGCTTTTGAAATCTCTTTATCCAAAGGATCTAATTCTTTGGATAAAGCATTCGCCAATACTCTCAAAGATGCCACGATATAAGGCAATGTCCCTTCAGAAACGGGTGTTACGTCATCTGATATTTTAAAAAGAATGTCTCTACATACTTCTCCAACGATGTCGTTCACTTTATCGCCCTGATCGATTGCTGCACATTTGTATGCTTCTTCTATTTTTTTTTCGCACTGTAATAAAAACTCTTTTGTCATTGTTCCTTCTCGCTTTCTGTGCTATAATGCACTTGTGTTAAATTATTTATATCCGCACCTTCTGAAGTTGCCGCTTCAGGGGGTGCATTTTTCTTTTATCAGCTTCTTTACACTCAGATATGTCGCAATCTCTCTTTCAAGTAAAGCAAGTTCCACTTGATTGTTTGATACTTGAATTACTCTTTCAATGTTTCTGTTCTGAATAGCAATTCGTTCATCAAGCTCTTTCAGAATTTCTTTCTCATTTATCAAACCTCTTCACTCCTTCCTCAAATACTACTGCTGTGATCAAACATACCGCAGCTAATTCTTTAAAGATTCCAATTGCGATTAGCACTGCTGACGTGCAGATCATTGCTTTTGTTTCTGTGTGCATCTTTATGCCCCTTTCTCATACGCTTATCATTTCAGTCGCAAAAAACTTTTTTGCATTTATGAAATACCTATGCTTTTTTTCGCTTGTTCGGATTGCATATCCCCATGGAAAAATTCCTTGAATCAGTCCTTTTTGTATTGATTCAACGCTCATCCCCATTAAATATGCAGCTTCTTTCGGGGTTAACGTCTCTATCTTCTGCTTGGGAATTACTATCTCTTCGAAGTAATTCTCTGGGAGATCAAATGCTTCTGCAATCTCATTTCTTCTCGCCTTCGCCGGTTCCGAATCCCCAGACATCCATTTGCTAACGGTTGACCTACTCACACCGCAGATCCTGGATAATTCTACTTGGTTGATATTTTGATCTACCATCACTTTTTTAAGCCTGTCCTTGAACACTTTCATCACCTACCTTTCTTCAGATGGCTTAACTCTCCGTCCGATTGAGTGCTATTTTTAATGATTAACCAATTTTATGGAGGAGTTTCGGGGCTATATGTATCGGACAGAGGATTAAGCCATCTGTTGATTGTCTCCCTCCAGTACTTTTGCTCATTTTTGAGCGAAAATCTTTTCTTTAAATCGCTCTCTATTCAGCTGCTAAAAACTTATTGATAAAGTACTGCTGTCCTTTTCCTGTAACTTTCGGGGTACGAGTAATTCTGTTGCATCCGTTTCCATCAATATGGACAGATTCTTTAATTTCAAAAAGTCCCATTTCCATACTCTTTTGAGTTGGCATGTTCCAATCGTTACCTTTTTGCTTAATCAGGTAACCGTTGTTTCTCAACCATTCAAATAATCTTCTTTGTCCTGTCTCTACTCCATTCTGTTTAAGAATTTTGGCTAATGCCCCAACTAAAATTGATGTATTTGCAGATGTGATCGCATGTCCCAGAATCGCATGCGGTTTCATTCGTTCGTTTTTCTCCTGCAGCAATCTGTTCTTTTCCCTCTCTTCTTTAAGAGCTGTAAAGGCTCTGATTGCCATTTCTGGATTATCAATCAGTTCATCAACTGCATACATCCCGTGTTTCCTGATCTGTGGTAATACTTCCGCTGTTACCCAATGCTTGAATCTCTTCGCATTCGGCATCTTACTTGAAAGGATTAAGCTGTAAAGACCTGATTCATTGATAAATATTACTTCTCTATTCTGACCTGACAGAACGATTCGTTCGGTCAGCTTATCTTCTTCATCAACGTGATCTCTTACGGCCTTCGGTGTGTTTGTATAGCCGAGAATCCCTGCTACATCCTTACCAACAAACATTACATCGCCGTTTATTGTAGCTGTTCTTACAGAACCAAATTCTTCTGATTTAAACGATTCTAATTCCATTTTTCTTTTCTCTCCTATTTATTTTGATTTTTTTGTTGAATTTAATTCACTATTCTTTTTAAAAAAAATTTCGTCTCTTTCTTTTGTAGTTAGATGTAATGTTGCTTGTAATGACGAAATCTCGGAGGCCTTGAATTCACCTAATCCCTTTAATCTGTTATACAATGTCTCTCTGAGCATTCCAGATTTTTCAGCCACTGCTTTAAAGCTCATTCCAGAGTCATTAATCTTATCAGTCAAGGCTTTCATATCGACCATTTTCTTTTTCTCCTTTCTTTGTTGAATTTTAATCACACTCATAATATAACACTGGTGTGAATATCCGTCAACACTTTTTCATAATTTTGTTGAAATTCTTTCACACTCATGGTATATTAATATCAGAAAGGCGGTGACTAAATGATTGATCTATATAGGAATATTCGAAAATTTAGAATCGAACATAAAATGTCTCAAGATACACTTGCTAAGTTGACTGGTTACACGAGTCGATCATCCATTGCAAAAATTGAAAAAGGTGAAGTAGATTTGCCTTTATCAAAAATAGAAGCCTTTGCGGACGCATTAAATGTTGAACCTTCAGAACTTATGGGAGACACTTGGGACGATGATGTTATAAATTCTTCGCGTCTCGATGTCGCTGAACATTTCGACGGTGATCCCTTCTTGATAGCCAAAGCTATGGAAGCAGAGAAAAATGATGCTCTATCAAATCAACCA